GGACGCCGCCAGTTCGAATGCCAGCGCAGAGCAATCGCACCACTCTGAACAGCCAGCAGATATTTAACGTTGCTCGCCAGCTTATGTCCCTGGTCAATTGCCACCCGGCGACTGATAAAATCCATATCCTTCACGGATTTCTGAAAACCGGACTTCACTTCCCGGCGATCAATTTCGCTCACCCCGTCAGGAGGAATGGACGTAACCCATCCCTGAAAACGCTGTATGGTTTTCTCGATAGCCTGTTCGCGGTTGAGTTTTATCAGGTTGGCACTGGCGAAAATTCGCCTGTCGAGTTCCTTGCGAAACTCAGGTTTCAGTTTTTCAACAGTGATTTTTTTAGGGCCGTCAGGAGGCTGATCCCGTAATGCCCCGCCGTCGATGACAAGACGGCTGTAGATAGCGGTGAGATGTTTTCTGGCTACGGTATCATCAGGGGTTTCTCGCTGAGCGGCTACACGGAGCTTCCGGCACCATTCGAGCAATGATTTTTCGCTATCCCACCCGTGATTTACGTAGTAGTTAACGGCATCCGTCAGAACCTCATACAGCGTCCTGATCCGTTTCTTCTTCCTCCCCGCCCGGCTGGAAATTGCCATCAGGCGTCTCCTGCTTCGGTGGTTCATAGTTCGCCAGCGCGTCCACATCAATGATGAGTGGAGCTTCGCCATAGGTTTGCGTGGCATTAACAAGGCTTGCCAGCCATTCAGTGATGGCGGCTCGGTTTTCAGGATCAACCTGTGGCGACACGGCAGAGAAAAGTGCTATCGCCTGTTGAATCACTTTACTGTCGCTTTCCCGGCGTTTGTCCGGCGACTCCTCCACCAGCTCCTGCCACGTTGCGGTAAATTCACGTCGCCACTGGTAAAACGTGGTTTTATAGTCATCAGTTATGATGTCCGGGTAATCATTTTTCAGCGACTGATAAAATTCCTCGTTCCAGGCGATGTACTGCACCAGGCGTTCAAAATAATCCATCACGGGCTCAATCTGCTGGCGCACACCATCGATATACTGGCTGATAGCTTTCGAATCCTCAGTTCCTTCACCGAAACCATTCGAGAAAGCCTCCTCCTTGATTAGAATCGCGGGAACATCGCTACCTGATGCAATATCGGAAATAATGTTGTCGCGGGCGGCATTTAGCGCGCCATCGATGTTTTGTAAATTCAGCGAGGTAACGTCCTCATCCTTCCCGATACTAAGCACACCTTTATTTTTTGCCTCTTTGACGTTTTCCCTTTTTCGTCCCGTGGCGGCAGCCATGATCCCGTCAAGTTTCGAACCGTTCTGCACAACTTTAGCTACCAGTACGCCCGCTTTCTGACTGACGAGATCATTCGCCTCCATCGTGTTGATATAGGATTTCAGGGAATAAAGAACGCGCTGAAACACGCTTCGCCCGGTGAATCCGAACGATGAACTCTGAAACTCCAGATAAATCGGTGTGCCGTTGAAGATTTTCAGTGTGCGTGACGGATGCCAGTCTTTTCCGCCAATCTTCAGCTTTTTATTGGCTTCCTGGAAAAACGGACTGTTTGGGTTCTGGTCAGTCACCATCGAACCGGAAGCGTTCAACGGATCCCACGCGTTGATATACACATCCTCTTCTGTAAGTCCGAACGTCGGAAGCGGTTCACGACATGAAACACTGTCGGTGCCCACGCCGATCGCTGCGGCACCGTAGCAACGAGACAGAAAAAACAGATTTTTAATCTTCTCGTTCACCTTCATGCGTTCCCATACCTCCTGAAAACGCCTCACAACCCGCTCGTCAGGGTCTGTCTCCACGTTGTACTGGCGCGGCTTACACATCGCCATAAGTATGGGTTTTTCGACAAGTTTCCCGCCCAGAGGATGGAATTGCCACAGCAGCTTACACAATTCATAGCCGATATCGGTTCCAGGCTGAATTTCTTCGTCCTCAAGAATACGCATCAGTGCCGAACCGAGGCCGCCAGTAATCTCGATCTCTGCCATCAAAAATATCCTGATTTTTACAACTCCGCGTAATTACCGTGCGCGATGATCAATCCATAGGTATAACAATCGAAAAGGTCATCAGCACGTTTATGCGCGTCTTTGTCTGCCAGGTGGAACCCGGCGATTTGTTTTATGAGGTGGTTTGCAGTAGTGCGCTTGAATGAAACGGTCTTGTCGTAAGCCTCCCGGACGATTTTGCACATCCCCTGATAGTGATAGCTGGATGCCATCACCGCTCGTTCGTCTTTGCCCTTGCTGGTTAGTGCCGATTTAATCGGCGTCATATCCCAGCCTTCGGTTTCCGCCTTCTGGTTGAGGATTGCCCCCATCGCGGCGTCTTCCATAAAAATTCCCTGGCTGCCCAGACGCGGACGGCATAATTTCGCGAGGCGCTCGAGGTTGTCATAAACGCCGGGGATATATTCAGGAAGCAATGACGCTTTAATTTGCGTCACATCCCAGTCAATAATCGTCAGTTTTGGCTCGTCCGAATACGTTGACTCATAAGCGAAATACACCACGCCAGTACCATCATTTTCGGTCCCGCCTTTCAGCGCCGTATCCATCACTGCGAAAATCATGTCGCAGTACGGCGGCATCTCAATTGGTTGACCGTCCACCAGCAGCTTATCGACATCGAGTAACGCGTCTTTGGACCAGTCTACGAACTCTGCAAGATATTCCTGCTGCCAGACGCGCGGATCGGATTTCTTCTCCGTTTCCTCCAGTTCTTCTTTCGGAATATACGGATTCGATGAAGTTGGCGCATGGTGCATCACAAATCCCAGGGATTCATCGTGGCATATCGCGTAGAAAAAATTGCTCTCGTCGATACCGTTTGGTGTGGAAAATACCCACGCACAGCCGCGGTAATCGACAAGCGTCGGGCGTATCGCTCGGGGCCAGATTTCCTCGAGCATTTCCGGCGATTTAGTGAATGCGGCCTCATCAATCAGCACAGCGTGATATTTACGCCCACGCCCGGCCAGTTTGTTATTGTCCGTTACCCAAAAGTCGATGCGCCCCCCATTACGGAGAATGATGCGCTTTTCATTTTTTGACTGACTGAGGATCAGCGGTTGCAGAACGGCGCTAATTTCATCCCAGATTTCCTGGTACTGGCGGTATTGCGCGGTAAAAATCCCCACCCTACCCGCGATAAGTTGCCCGGTGGTAGGAACGGCAAATTTCCGCGTAGCGAAACTGGTAGCGATGTTCACCAGCATCACCGTTTTACCCCAGCGACGACCACAGCATACCGCGTGGAAGCGTTCCTCTATTGCCGCCGTCCATGCAGCTATTTGCCCCTCATGAGGTTTTGGGAGGTAGATTTCAATCGACATTATCCACTCCCGGCATCGGCAGAGAGTTGTGGATAATTATTTCGTTATTCTCACCACCCACGCCTTTTTTGAGGTTTTCAATCTCAGTGCGCAGCTTTTCGTTGCGAAGCCTCAGTCCTTCAAGCTCCAGATCATTGCGACTGTCAGTTGCACCACCAGCAGAACTTCCTTTCGTCGCCATTATCAGCTTGATAAGTTCGCGCCGGGCGGCAGCCTTATCCTCCAGCAGGATCTCAACACCAAATTTCCCGAGCTTTGCCCCTGCATATAATTGCCGCGCATCCCCATCAAGCAGAGTGGTATCAGCCATATAAAGCTGCCCCGTTCCCTCACCGCAGCACTTCTGGCAGTCCGGATTGGGTATGGCGTTATCAACAAAGCCGAGGCCTCCATATTCCGGCTCGGGTTTGCCATCTCTGGAGGCCTGTGCCGCTGCCTTATCGAATTCTGCAATATCACGCCACTGGTAGAGATGATTCTCGCCCCAGCAATAACGGCAGTTAACACGGCGAAATTGTGCCAACTGATTGGGGTCGGCCTGGACAATAGCCATCAACTGGCTCACCAGTAAATCCAGGTCTGCGGTATAGCGTTTCTGGTACTGATTGCGGAAGTAGCTAATGGCACGATAAACCCTGGCATTTCTAAGCATACGGCTGGCGTTGCTGTTAGCTGTCGCACCTTGCCCCTCATAACCAGCCAGTCGGTATGCCTCTGTCGGCTTTTTCCCCTGAGCAACCA